TTTTTTTTTGTAATTTTACAATATGTCAATATCAATAACAAAAAATTCTTTAAACGTAATAGCCTTAACTTTGTCTGAGTTAGAGGATTCTACTTTGGCAGTTAATTGGTTATTTAGATTTATTCATGAACAAGGCAAACACGAAAGTTTTGTTTATCTAGATGACTTAAACGCATCAACTGTTAGATATAATCTATTCAATCTATTGGAAGGAACAGATATAACATTTACTAAGTTAGGGAGTTATATTTATGAAGTTTATCAAATGCCTAACGGTGGGTCTTTAGATTATACTTTAGGTTTAAGATGTGAGATTGGTAAAATGAATGTAAAAGATAGTATTACAGTAGTTGCAAATAGTTTTGAACCTACTAAACAAGCAAATATATATGGTGGGGAAACAATCAGCTAGTTATAATGAGTTCAGGGAAGTACCATTAATTGAACCTAGTGAAGTAGTAACTAGAGAAGGGTGGGTGAAATGGGGAAATGATAATCTTTATCCACAATTTTTATGGAAATTATATTATGAAAGTCCTATTCATGGCGGTGTGGTGAATTCAAAAGTTACTTACATTACAAGCGGAGGATTAAAATATAGCGGTACTGAAAATTGGGATGAGATTAATAAAAATGGTCGCTCTAAATATACGTTAGATGAATTAGTGGAGCAGTTTGCTATTGATCAAGAAGTTTCAGCAAGTTACTATATTCTTTGTAAGTACGATGCTTTAAATGAGATTTGGAGTTTAGAACATATACCATTTGAATTGATCCGAGTTAACGAAGCAGAAAATATATTTTACTATTCTGAAAATTGGGCAACATCAAGACAAAACGATAAGACTAAATTTAAAACATACACAAGTTTCTTCAATAGAACGAGCGAAACAACTGAATGTCTTTTGTGTGTTAAAGACAAATCAAGACAATATACATTAGAACATAACAAGTTAACCAGCGGTTACTATCCTATTCCTTCATATAGTGGTGGAATAGATGCAATTTTAACAGATATAGAGATTAACTTTTTTAGATTATCGGAAGTATTCAATGGTTATAAAGGTGGAACAATACTATCACTTAACAACGGTGTACCTTCATCACAAGAAGAACAAGATCAGATAGTAGACAGTTTAAAATTAAGTGCGACAGATAAGCGTAAACAAGGTGGAATTGGTGTAACTTTCTCGGATGGTAAAGATAGAGAGCCGAGTATTGTACAACTTAATGGAAATGATTTAGATAAACGATATATTGCAACAGAGAGCGGATTGATGCAGAAAATTATGATCTCGCATAGTGTTATAAATCCAAAATTGTTTAGTGTTATGCAACAATCTACGGTATTTGATGCTGATTTAGTAAGTGATTTTGCTTTGTTTAATGCTACTTACGCAAAACGTAGACAGAAAAACATTGCTGATTCGTTAACTTATGTGCTTACCCAATTAAATGGTATCACTGGAGAGATTGAATTTAACGAATATAAATTAAGTTTAGAGCAACAAATAGACGAAACGAATCAAGTAAGTAAAGCACTTAACTCAATGAGTCCATTAGTAGCTAATAAAGTACTTTCTAGTTTAACGAGTAACGAAATAAGAAACTTAGCAAAGTTATCACCTATTGAAGGTGGCGATACTATACCAACGTCATCAACTACATTTTCAGCAGACAAATCAACAGATGAAGTTTTAGAATATTTTAAAAATTGTGGATCATCAAAAAAAGGTATTACAATTCTTCATTCAGACGAATTCAAATTTAATTCAGATGATGAAATTATAGATACTTTCTTTAAAGATTCATTTGCTAACGTAACAGAAACGCAAGGGAGAATTATAACGATGTTACAGAATGGTGAGTCTTACGATGCTATTGTTAAGGCTTTAGATTTAAAACCAATTGAAGTAACACAACAGATTTTAAAGTTACAAACTTTAGGTTATTTGGAAGGTGGTGAGCCAACAAGTAAAGGACTTAAAGAAACTGCAACGAGAGAAAGTATTTCAGTTGTGTATTCGTATGAAAAACGACCAGATGCACCTGACTTAGTTAAAGGGGGGAAGTCTAGACCATTCTGCGAAACATTGGTAAGAATGGATAAAGTTTATTCAAGGAGCGAAATAGATTCGATTAGCAACGCAATAGGTAGAGATGTTTGGTATTATAGAGGTGGATGGTATCACAATCCTGACACAAATAAAAATACTCCTTCATGTCGCCACTATTGGAAACAAAACGTAATAATTAAATAATATGAGCAACGCTTTTTTAATTTCAGCATACAATTTAAAGGAACTTTCTTTAATTCACGGTAATGTAGAGGATAGTATTTTAACACCAACTATTAGAATAGTACAAGACACAGTTATTGAGCCTATTATCGGAACGTCTTTATATACTAGACTATTAGAAGGTATAGATGCAGATGATTTAAACGCAGACGAAATTCTTTTAATGGATAGTTATATCATTCCTGTACTTGCAATGGGATGTAATTTAGAAACTGTTTTAAACACAACTTATCAAATTAGAAACAAAGCAACGGGAATAACTAACGATGAATGGCTTAAAGGTGCAAGTGAAAGCGAAATTAATCGCATTCAGGACAATTTTAGAAGTAAATTAGAACATTATAGACAGAAAATAATTAACTATCTTAAATTTAACTCAGGTAAATACCCCGAATATAACGATTATTTTAGTTCTCCTGATTCTTTTTTTGATTGTTTGACATTTGGAACGGAAGGAATAACACCTGATAGAGGGCAGCCAAAAGTAAATATATCATTTAGATAATGAAGACTCCATTAAATAGAATAAACAAGGAATTAAAAGCCATTTCTGATAGTCATTTACAAGTGAATGATTACCATTGGGGTGATTTTGTAGAAGCGATTAATGTTAAAACGGTTAATTATCCTTTATGTTGTTCATTTGCACAAGGAAATAGTTTTGCTAAAAACACTATTCCGTTACAATTAACTATTGTTATTGCTGATAAGTACCTTAAAAATCAAAGAGAAGGCAATTTAAACGATGTTGAAAGCGACACTTTACAGATTGCAAGGGATTTCTACGAAGTTATAAATAGTTCTCCTAGATGGAATAATTTGGGCAGAGTAGATTCTGCAACGTGTAGCAAGTTTCTAAACAAAGGAGCAGATGAATGTGCTGGATGGATCTTAACGATAGGCTTTACTCTTAGAGATTCTCAAAGCATTTGTGATTTACCTATTCAAGGATACGATTTCGAGATTAATTCTAATATGCAAATATGTGCAGATGTATTAATAATCAATTCAGATAATACATTTAGTTATGTTGCTTCAAGTGGTGATACTTACATACTTCCTGACACAACATTTACTGTTAATTTTAATGGTGTTTTTAAAGAAACTTTCTCAATACCTACATTAGGATGAAAAACTATATCAATCCATTAGCATTTACAGATGATCTTACAGAATTAGAAGATAATGATTTAATTTTAGCTCGTGATTTAAGTAATAGTAAAAAAAATACACAGATTACATTTTATAATTTAAAAGCATTAATAAATGGAAATGTAAATAATAGTATCTTAAACGGTGGGATAAACAACATAGACGAAGATGTTTCACAATTAATAGGCGGTTTAAACGGAACTTCAAAAAATTCAAACACAATAAATAATGGCTAACGAAACAAGACGAATAATAATTAAAAAAGGAACGAGTATTGCAACTATTCCAGCAAGTTCAGACCATACAGATGGAACGTGGTTAAGTACTGATTTGTATATTGGTGAATTTTACTTAAATACAACTAACGGTAAAATATATACACGGACAACAACTGGAATTGAAGAAATAATTTACGATGTAGCAGATTTTGAAGTTTTAGTTAATAAAGCAACTGATTTTACTACTATAAACAACACTAAATATCCAACTACGCAAGCAGTTGAAAATCAAATCAATTCTAAGTTAGTTTTAAGTAACTATTGGACTGTTGCAAGTTCAGAAATTCAAAGAGGTTATAGAGCACAACATAACTCAACAACAGTGATAGCTGAAAATATAGCAACTGGTACATTGATAGGTACTGCTACCGCTGTTTCTGTTACAAATACATCAATGCAAACTAAAAAGACACGTTTGAAAATTGGTGTATCAACTCCAGCTGCAAACGGGCAATGTGGCTATAGGTCAACTTCTGCATTCAATATTATAGATATGGGATGGAGATTTTGTGTTGCTTTTGGAATTTCAGATACCGCTTACAATTCAGGTGCTAGACAATTTTATGGAATGACTTCAACAACTGGTTCATTAGGTTTAACTTCTGCAGTAACAGTTGAAAGTTTAACTAACATAGTAGGAATTGGTTCTGATGCTTTAGATACTAACTTACAAATATTTCACAATGACGCTACTGGAACTGCAACAAAAATTGATTTAGGTTCTAATTTTATAGCAAATAGAACCGCTGGTGCAGTTGCAACTGATTTCTTTGTTTTTGAAATGTACAATCCTTATAATTCAAATACTGTTTTTTACAAAGTTTCTTCATTAGAAAACAATGTAACAGTAGAAGGTTCAATAACAACAAATTTACCAAATGATACAACACCTATCACAATTCAAGCAATAAGAACTTCAGGAGCATCATCAAACGCTTGTTCTTTTGATATTTCACAATTAACTTTAAACTGCTTATCATGATAACAGTAATACAAGAAGTAAGAGGAGATTACACTTATGTAGAAAGTAGTTATTTAAATATTATTAAAGTAGGTAATGAAGTCTTAAATGCTAATGTAGCTGCTGAAATAGTAATTCAAGAAACAATTATAAATGATTATATTTAATTAAAATTAAAATCTAAAAATAATATAATGTTAAAAATTTAACTAAATTTGTAATATGAGTACAATTAATATAAATGTTAGTAAAGCAGATATGGGATTGTCGAATGTAGATAATACATCCGATTTAAACAAACCTATTTCAACCGCAACACAAACCGCTTTAGATAATATAGATCTTCAAAGTGTAACAGATTTAGGAAACACAACTACTGACAATATTGAATTTACGGGTGGTGTTGGTGTACTATTCGATAATACTTCGACATTACGAAAAGGAACTATTGATGCTGGCTACGGTGGTGCAAAAGGCATTGCTCAAGTTTGTGCAGTTGGTTACGAATTGAAATGGGAAGCGGGTAGGCTTTATGTGATGGGTGATGGTGGTACAACTATTAGAGAAGTATCTCACAATTTTACAACTACACCAACAACAACAGATGACAATACAAAAGGCTTTATAGTTGGTAGTCGATGGATATTAGACAACGGTGATTTATATATATGTACAGATACAACAACTGCAACTGCGGTTTGGGTATTGCAAACTATTGATGCAAGTCCAACAGATGGAAGCACTAAGGCAGTTTCTTCTAATGGTGTATTTGATGCTTTAGCATTGAAACAAGACATTCTAAGCGGTGGCACAACGAACCGTTTAACTAAATGGAGCAGTTCATCAGCAATAGGTGTTTCATTAATTCAAGATAATGGTACAACCTTATCAATCGGTACTACGCCAGTCGCTAACAACCTATTTAAAGTATCTTCAAACGCAACAGATGTTACTTTAGTTGGAGAAAACTCGCAAGCAACGGGTGTTGGTATCTCAGGAAGTTCAAGCGGTGCAAATGGTGTTGGTGGTTCATTCACTTCTACAAGTGTAACGGGTGTTAAGATTGGAGTAAATGCAAGTGCAACGGGTGCTGGTGGAACAAACAAGGGAGCAGTATTCGGAGCAACTGGAGGGGTAACAAACTATTCTATTCAATTAACGGACGGAACGGAAGGAAGCGGAAAGTTTTTAAAATCTGTTACCGCAAACGGTGAGGCGAACTGGTCTAGTATAGCAAATACAGACGTTTCAGGACTTGGAACTTTAGCAACTCAAAGTGGTACTTTCTCAGGTACTTCAAGCGGAACGAATACGGGAGATCAAACATTCCTTAACGCACGAGTTCAAACAGTAACAAGTTCTGCAACGGTTACACCCGTTTCAACAAACGACTTAGTTATTGTAACTGCTCAAGCGGTTGGTTTAACCTTAGCAAATCCAACTGGAACATTTACAGAGGGTCAAGCGTTAATGATTCGTATTAAAGATAACGCAACTGCGAGAACAATAGCATTTGATACTAATTATAGAGCGATTGGAGTTACTTTACCAACTACAACAGTAATAAGTAAGACATTGTACTTAGGTATTATCTACAATAGTACAGATTCAAAATGGGATATAATTGGTTATAATATTCAAGCATAATGTACTACGGACTAATAAATAGTATGAATAGGGCGGTTTTAAATTCTTATTTAAATCCTGATTTTGCCTATTCATTTAGAAAAGTTATTTCTACTGCTACTCTTAGTTGTAGGGTTAGAAGGTCAAGTGATAATGCCGAACAAAATATTGGGTTTGTTGGAAATGACTTAGACACCGCAAGTTTACTATCTTTT